CATTCGCCGGAAGACTTTATTACGAAAATGACCTCTGTTTCATCCAGTACTAAGGGTGAACAAATCTGGCAGAACAGTCTGAACCTTATATTTCGCGGCAATCAGGAACTGATTGACTATGTGCAAATGATTTGTGGACTCGCTGCCATCGGTAAGGTTTATGTGGAGGCCCTGATCATCGCCTATGGCGACGGACGCAACGGTAAATCAACCTTCTGGAACGCAGTATCCCGTGTGCTCGGTCTGTATAGCGGCAACATCTCCGCTGATACCCTGACGATCGGGTGCCGCCGAAATATCAAGCCGGAAATGGCCGAGGTTAAGGGGAAGCGACTACTAATCGCTGCCGAAATGCAGGAAGGCGCTCGGCTTAATGACTCCATGGTCAAGCAGCTCTGCTCCACCGACGATGTGTTCGCCGAAAAGAAGTACAAGGATCCGTTCAGCTTCACGCCATGCCATACGCTGGTGCTCTATACAAACCACCTTCCTAAGGTCAGTGCCTCCGATGACGGTATCTGGCGCAGGCTGATCGTCATTCCATTTGACGCCAAGATTGAGGGCAGCAATGACATCAAGAACTTTGGCGAGTACCTCTATCTAAATGCCGGTGAAAGCATTCTTGCCTGGGTAATCGAGGGAGCCAGAAAGGTCATTGCACTGGACTACAAAATTCCTGTGCCGGCCTGTGTGCAGCAAGCTATTACGGAGTACCGGGCGCAAAACGACTGGTTTGGTCATTTCCTCGAGGACAAATGTGAGCTTGAACCAAGTTTTCGTGAAAGTTCCAGTTCGCTTTATCGGGCATATCGGAATTATTGCATTGACACCAATGAGTATATCCGCAGCACGACAGATTTTTACGCCGCGCTGGATAACGAAGGATTTAAGCGTATCAAGCCTAAGAACAAGCGGTTTTATACGGGCCTTCGGCTAAAAATTGATGATGGTGATTTTGAGGATTTCATCAATTGATGGGCTATTGGGTAACCTCGATAAAGGTCATATACAAAAAGTCTCTTAAGAGAATAAAAAATACTATAAGAAAAGTTTTAGAAACGACCTGCATCGAGGTTACCCCTCCCCATAAAATTCCTGATGGAGAGAATGAAAATGAGAGAAAAAACAATCGAAAAATGGCTGGTACAGGCTGTTAAAGCGACAGGCGGCATCGCGCCAAAGTTTACAAGTCCAGGGTTTGCCGGCATGCCAGACCGTATCGTGCTTCTACCGGATGGTCATATGGCATTCGTGGAGGTTAAAGCTCCCGGTGAAAAGCCCAGGCCGCTTCAGCTAGTAAGACACAGATTATTAACTGGGCTTGGCTACAAGGTGTATGTCCTTGATGATGAGCAGCAGATTAGAGGGATTCTTGATGAAATACGAACCACATGAATACCAGAATTACGCAATCAACTTTATAGAGAAACATCCCGTCGCCGCTGTTCTTTTAGACATGGGCCTAGGCAAGACAAGTATCACGTTGACCGTTCTCAATGACCTGCTGTTTGACAGCTTCAATGTCCATCGCGTTCTGGTCATCGCTCCTTTGCGAGTGGCACGGGACACATGGCCGGCTGAAGCAGATAAATGGGATCACCTGCAGAATCTCATTTGCTCCGTGGCTGTTGGCAGTGAAGCAGAACGCCGAAAAGCCCTCCACAGGCCGGCTGATATTTACATCATCAATCGGGAAAATGTCCAGTGGCTGATCGAAGCAAGCGGCATACCCTTTGACTTTGATACGGTTGTGATTGATGAGCTGTCTTCGTTCAAAAATCAACAAGCGAAACGCTTTAGAGCATTGATGAAGGTCCGCCCCAAGGTGAAGCGTGTAATCGGCCTTACCGGTACGCCAAGCAGCAACGGACTCATGGACCTCTGGGCAGAATTTCGCCTTCTGGACATGGGCGAGCGGTTAGGACGGTTTATCAGCTACTATCGACTGGACTACTTCGTTCCCGATCAATGTAACGGTTCAGTGGTTTACAGCTACAAGCCACAGCCGGGTGCTGAACAACGCATATACAACAAGATCTCCGATATCACCATATCTATGAAGTCGACTGACTTCCTGAAAATGCCAGAGTTGGTCAGCAGTGAATATGCCGTCCACCTCTCAGCTGCTGAACTCAAACGATACGATAAGCTGAAGCGTGCGCTGACACTCGATCTTCCAGCAGGCTGCGTCACCGCAGCAAATGCCGCTGCCCTTTCCGGCAAACTCTGCCAAATGGCCAATGGTGCCGTTTACACAGATGCGGGTGATGTCACTTCGGTACACGACCAAAAGTTGGACGCGCTGGAGGATATCATTGAAGCAGCCGGCGGTAAACCGCTTCTTGTAGCCTATTGGTTCAAGCACGATCTGACTCGCATCTCGGACCGGCTGCAAAAACTTCATGTGCCTTTTGCCAAGCTAGACACTGCTGAGAGCATCCGTCGATGGAACAATGGCGAGTTAACGGTCGCTTTGATTCATCCTGCTTCAGCCGGGCATGGTCTGAATCTTCAATCAGGCGGATCCTGTATCGTTTGGTTCGGGCTGACCTGGTCACTGGAATTGTATCAACAGACCAATGCTCGGCTGTGGCGACAAGGACAAAATGCTGAAACGGTTGTGGTGCAGCACATCGTTGTGAAAGACACCATTGATGAACAGATAATGAAAGCACTTAAAAACAAAGCCAAAACTCAGACCGCTTTGATTGATGCGGTCATAGTGATACTGAAGTGAGGTGCAGAAGAATGAACATTGTTTGGCAATATCTTGATAAAAAGCAGGCTGCCATCAACGCCTTGAAGGACTATATCAACATGCAATATATCATCGAGGACACAGACCAAGAACTTGTTGAAGCTTATGAAGAAGCCCAAACACCAAGAAGTTCGGTTCCTACAGGAATGCCACGAACAGACAACCCAAAAAGTTCTGAAGAGTGGATAGCCACCAGTATTGACAGGATCGATGTACTTAAAGAACGCTATCGTCAGGCACTAGAGTATATGAATTGGTTTAAGCCTGCTTGGCAGGAGCTATCCGATGAGGAAAGATTTATCCTGAACATGTTCTTTCTATCAAACCTCACCAAATCAGATGCTGTCTTAGAGATCGGACAAAATCTGAACCTTGAGCGAACACAAATATATTATCGAAAGGATCGGGCGTTGGATCGGTTGACAATACTTCTGTATGGAAAGTAGAAATCGAACAAACATAGCTCTCTCAGTCAATACATCAACAGATACTTACTATATAATAAATTATATTAGACAATATTTGGAGGCATATAATGAACGAAATTAGCGAAGTTCCAAAGTATTTGTATCACTATACGAATATCAACTCACTCGCATTGATTTTACAAAGCAAGAAATTTCTGTTTAGTTCTTTGCCCGATCTTGACGACTTGGAGGAAGGCTTAATTAAGGATAGGCAAAAGTGGACAAAATATTGTTTTGTCAGTTCCTGGACATCTCAAATAAAAGAAGATATTCCTATGTGGAAGATGTATTGCAATGATCTAAAGGGAGTTCGCATTCGACTGCCGAGCAATCTGTTCCCGATATATGAAATAACTTCACCTCAAGTTGAAGATCAACTTGCTAAAATGGGCAGTATAAATTTATCCAAAAAACCTGATGACAAATTAGGTGATGCTCCCATCGAAAGTCCAAAAATATGGTTCAGGTCCCCGGTTCCAATCGAAGAGTTCTTCAATGAACAATACAGCTTTTTATCATCTTCATTCAAAGGTGTTGAGCTAGTTAAGGTGAATTACACAGATGAAGAAGACGATATCCTTCAAAAGATCGGATCAATTAGCGGCGAACTTCTCGAAGTCGCACTTGGCAAATTAGGGAAAGCTAAACGAAGTCATTGGGACTTTCAAAAAGAGTGGCGATATATAGTCCGCATTTTACCGGTGCCGTTTAGACAAACATTCCCCTTTCTACCAGGGTTTAATAAAGACTTTATGTCAGCCGCTATCGAACTATGCTTGAATTTGCCTTTCTCGAACTATTTAATGTGTGTAGACGAAAAAAAATTCGAGGATATGGAGATTACTCTCGGGCCAAAAGCAAATGAAGGTGATCGAGCAATGGTTGAGCTGTTAATTAATGAATACAATCCATCTGCTAGTTGGAAATACAGTGACCTCAAAGATAAAATCCGATAATGGCATAGAGGAGATTTTTATGAGCTACGAGTTAATGAATGAAAAGTCGATTTGCTGTCCTTGTAAAAAAGGATATATTACTGCTAGGTTTTTTAGTAATGATTGGAATCAATTTAGATCCTCAATTTCTATTGAATGTCCGACGTGTGAAAAGCTATACAAGATACAAAGTCGTAGTGTCATACACGGTGATCACTGCGATGAAATGCTATATATTGTATCAAAGGACGACTCTATTTGTTCTAATGGAGATTTGGATGATTGTAAAACATTCTCTGAATTACTTAGCGTTCAGTACCCCTTAGAGCTTTTGGTTAATATTTATAATAGCTTAGCTCCTATAACAAATTACAAATATATCTGTAACTATGAAGCCAAAAAAATAGCTTATGAATGCAAACGTAAAACGGGGACATTGAAGGTCAGTGCTCTTAAAAAGCATTTACAGGATGCAATCCAGAATTATGATTCGTACGAAACAAATTGGATTAAGGAACGTGAAAGAATAAATGAGGTCATTTCAAGAAGTATTCCCCTCCGATTTTAATCTTAGGAAGGTAGTAAAGACCGAATATTTTCCGGACGACATTACCAATTTGCCCTGATACAATGGTAGTGTAAAAACTGTAGGAAGCCTTCACGGGAAACCGTGAGGGCTTTTTGTATGCTACTGAGGTGATCTCTGATGCCATTGAAACCCAAGCGTCCGTGTTCCTATCCCAGTTGTCCTAACCTGACGACCGAACGGTTTTGTGATGAGCACGCTAAGAAAGAATCACAGCGATATGAACAATACGATCGTGACCCAGCAAAAAAGAAACGCTACGGCCGATCGTGGCGACGTATTCGTGACCAGCAATTGGTTGAGCATCCACTGTGCGAGCAATGCGAGAAAGCCGGCAAGGTCACCCCGGCTCGCGAGGTTCATCACATCAAACCTTTATCGCAGGGTGGAACGAATGATTCAACTAATCTCATGAGTCTCTGCACTCCGTGCCACTCAGAGATCACGGCTCGCGAAGGCGGAAGATGGAAATGAGGTTCGGTCCAAATTGTAGGCCGAACCAAACCGGTAGGGGCCGGTCAGATCTCTGTGACCTGGGTTTTGGAGACCGGGCGTGGGGCTTCGTGTTGAAAAACGCGCTTTCAAACGAGGGAATAGCCCCATCCCCGCAAAGTGAGGTGATACTTTTGGCAAAAGACGGTACCAACCGTGGCGGCGCTCGTATCGGCGCGGGCGCAAAAAAGAAGCCATTAGCCGACAAAATTGCTGAGGGCAATCCTGGCGGCAGAAAACTGACTGTGATGGAATTTCAAGATGCAGCAGATCTCAAAGGTCTTGAAATGCCTGAACCAAACAAAATGCTCGAGGCCATACAAAAAGACGGCAAGACGCTCGTCGCGAGCGAAATCTACAAATCCGCCTGGACTTGGCTGAACGAACGTGGCTGTGCGGTACTTGTAGCGCCGCAGCTTTTGGAGCGGTACGCCATGAGCGTGGCCAGGTGGATTCAGTGTGAGGAAGCAGTCACCGAATACGGCTTTCTGGCAAAGCACCCAACAACAGGCAATGCCATTCAGAGCCCATATGTGGCAATGGGTCAGAACTACATGAATCAAACAAACCGCCTATGGATGGAGATTTTTCAGATCGTAAAGGAAAACTGTACCGGCGAGTACAGCGGTGTGAATCCGCAAGATGATGTTATGGAGCGGCTCTTAACCGCCCGGAAAGGAAAATGATATGGCAAAATACAAAACTTCTGAAAGTGTCTGCAAGGGTCACCCAGATAAACTCTGCGACCTGATTGCAGACAGCATTCTCGATGCGTGCCTCCGCAAAGATAAATCTTCCCGCGTGGCCTGTGAGGTCATGGCGACAAAAGGCAAAATCATCGTAGCGGGCGAAATCACCTGCTCGAAAAAAGTAGACATCCGCTGGGTGGTCCGCAGAGTTCTTGAGGAGGTCGGCTACAACCCATGGAAATTCATCGTATTTGTATTCGTCCACCAGCAAAGCAAAGATATCGCTGGTGGTGTGGATCAAGCGCTGGAATCTCGTGCTGGAGATACCTCTTGGTATTCCATGCTCGGCGCTGGCGACCAAGGTACTGTTTATGGCTATGCCACAGATGAGACGGTAGAAAAACTTCCGCTCCCTCTCGTATTTGCTCATGGCATTTGTCGAAAGCTCGATAGCACCATGAAAAATGGCGTCATCAAAGGCATTGGTCCTGATGGCAAAGCCCAGGTCACTGTCGAGTATGAAGATGACAAGCCCAAGCGCATCAAAACGATTATTGTTTCTGTACAGCACCGCGCTGATAAGGATTTAGAGATTCTCCGCAGTGAGATCATCTCCCAAGTGCTGTGGCCAGTGTTCGAAAAATTCGCGTTTGATGATACTACCGAAATCCTCATCAATCCCTCCGGCCGTTTTGTCGAGGGCGGACCTGCAGCTGACACCGGTTTGACTGGTCGAAAGATTATGGTCGATAGCTATGGCGGTCTTGCTGCTCATGGCGGTGGTGCATTCTCTGGAAAAGACCCGACGAAGGTTGACCGCTCCGGTGCCTACATGGCTAGAGCTATTGCAAAGAACATCGTCCGTTGCGGCTATGCCAAACGCTGTCAGGTGGCCATCTCCTATGCTATCGGCAAGGCTGATCCTGTTGCGGTTGAGATTGACACCTTCGGTACGGGTGCTGTCTCTGATGAGATTCTTCGCAAAGCGGTCCTTGAGGTTTTTAACCTGCGTCCAGCGGCAATCATCGAAGCACTGAGTTTGCGAGATCCGATTTATGCAGATACAGCAGCCTATGGCCATTTCAGCGGAACGCTTTCTCGCTGGGAATGGCTGGACCGTTATAACGAACTAAGAGAGGCGGTAAAGAAATATGCTGATTGAGAAAAAGAAAACCGCCGAGCTTCTGCCTGCGGACTACAATCCCCGTAAGGACTTAAGACCCGGCGATCCGGAATACGATAAGCTGAAGCGCTCTATTGAACAGTTTGGATACGTCGAACCGGTCATCTGGAATAAGGTGACCGGCTGTGTTGTAGGTGGGCATCAGCGTTTGAAGGTGCTCATCGACATGGGTATCGCCGAAGTCGAGTGCGTAGTGGTCGAGATGGATGTTGAGAAGGAAAAGGCTCTTAACATCGCGCTGAACAAGATTTCCGGTGAATGGGACAAAGAAAAGCTGGCTCTACTCATTGCAGATTTGCAAGGTGCAGACTTCGATGTATCGCTCACAGGCTTTGATCCCGCTGAACTAGACGATCTGTTTAAGGATAGTATCAAAGACGGCATTCACGATGATGATTTTGATGTGGAAGCAGAGTTAAAGGAACCGCCGATCACCAAGCTCGGCGATATCTGGACCCTTGGACGACACCGGCTGGTTTGTGGTGACAGCACTAAGAAGGACACCTTTGAACTGCTGATGGCCGGAGCCAAAGCCAATCTCGTGATCACCGACCCACCTTACAACGTCAACTATGAAGGCAGCGCTGGTAAAATCAAAAACGACAACATGGGTAACGACGCCTTCTACCACTTTCTGCTCGATGCCTTTACAAACACCGAAGCGGTCATGGCAACTGACGCCAGCATCTATGTTTTCCACGCCGACACCGAAGGGCTAAATTTCAGGAGAGCCTTTGTGGATGCCGGTTTTTATTTGTCCGGTTGCTGCATCTGGAAGAAGCAGTCGTTAGTTCTGGGGCGCTCTCCATACCAATGGCAACACGAGCCTGTGCTCTACGGTTGGAAGAAAACAGGAAAGCATCAGTGGTACACCGGTCGTAAGGAAACCACCATCTGGGAGTTCGACAAGCCTAAGAAAAATGGCGATCACCCTACCATGAAGCCGGTCCCGCTCTTGGCGTATCCGATTATGAACAGCAGCATGAGCAACACGCTGGTGCTCGATCCATTCGGCGGCAGCGGCTCAACCCTCATCGCCTGTGAACAATCTGACCGCTCCTGCTATACCATCGAGCTTGATGAGAAGTTCTGCGACGTTATTGTTAAAAGGTACATCGAACAGGTCGGCTCTAGCGACAAGGTTTCTGTTCAGCGGGATGGTCTGCTCTACTCCTATGTAGAGGTGACAGTCAGCGAGGATATCAAGGCTTGACGATGGCACCGCTGATGATGAACCAACTCTTCCTCCGACCGATTTGGCACATATATTTCTCGAAAATCACTTGCTATATGGTGCCTTTAGAGTGATGTATGTACATACCAAAACGATAGGAGGTTTTGAAAATGGAAATCAAGTACAACGTAACCGGACCCGACCGCAAGCGACTGGTACAGGCCATCGCGCAAATTCTCGAAAGCGACGCCAAGTACCTCGGCGTTCCATCCTGTGCTTATCAGGTGGACAACTTCACCATCAGCAAGGACGGCATTCTTTCCTTCGATGACCACACCAATAGCGGCAAGGGTGAGCAGCTTATCGAGCGCCTTTCTGAAATGGGCTTTGAAGCTGAGACCGAG